CACACACATCGGGGTCAAGCCGTTCGTCCGTGATGCTGTCCGCAGAAGCGCTGCTTACCGCCGCTGCAACGTAAATACGCGCAAGAGAAATTTGCCGTTTTAAAGTGTTGTTTGTAAGTTCCGGGGCGGTAGGTGCATTTTTCGGCGTTCCTTTTAGCACTTCAATACGAGGTTTTTCCGAATAATCCACCGTGTCCCAGCTAACAACAATCCTGTCAATACGTGGCAGGATGGCATCTGGCAGCGGGATTGTCAGCTGCAACTCGCTTCCAGTCTGTTCTTTTGTATCATTCCAAAAAACTGTGCCGTCCGCTTTGTCGTTCGCCAGCCAGCCCACGCCATCTGAAACGCTTACCGTCATATCGCCGTTTGCGGTAACACTTAAATTGCCATCCGCGCCAAACACGCCGCTGGAACGCCCATGCAGCCATTTCATCACGTTTTCGGCTCCGATATATTCATCCACGTTATTCGGAAAATTTTTGATTTCTGCCACTTTATCACCTCAAAACTGTTAAAATCGGGTCGCCAATAACCAGTTTGACGCTTGATCCGTTTGCATCCTGTGAATACTTTGCTGCCGTGATTCTTGCCTTGTACTTTACACCCAGCCGCAAAGAAACGCACCAAACCAAATCGCCAACATTGTATGCCGTGCCAATCTCGTCACCGTCAGCGTCAATCGAAAAACCGTTGCGGTTCAGGTGACTGCCCAACTGTAAAGCGGCGTACTGCTTTACACGGCTCTCAAAATCCGCGTTACTTTCATCATCCTGCTGGCTGTCGCCGCTGAAACTTGCCCATAGTTCCCGTCGCTCGTTGTCGCTGGCCGTGCCAGCCTTTACAACAAAGCTTGTTCCGTCCTTATATTCGGCTTCGCAGTAGCACACGTTTTTGTATTCAGAAATATCCTTGTCAACTACCAGACCGGGCGCGGTTCCGCGTTCCTGCACAAACAGCACCGCGTCTAATCCCACTGTGCGGTCAACGCCCTTATACAATTCAAACGTTTCTGTTTTGGCTCTGTAGTCCAAAACCATCCGGCTTCCAAGTCCTGCATCTGTCAAAATCGGCTGTATGCAGTTTAACAGTTCATCCCCGTACACTTCTGTTGCTGTCACGGTTTCTGTCAAGCCTTTTTTCTCTGCCAGCAGTACAGGAAGCCCGCGCAGGTTGGCAGTAATAACCCTGTATACATCCGTTTCCACGTTGGCAATGCTGGCAGTTGCCGCAATAACACGCCGGTTCAGCTTGTTGTTCAGGCTGTACCCGTTCAACGTGATTTCGCTGTTATCGCAATCGAACTGTATTTCTTCCACTGTATACGCAAGTCTTCGCTCTACAATGTATAAAACAGCATCCAGCTCCACTATCCCGATGTTGTACTCATCCATCGGCAAAACTACCGTAAATTTCCCAACATCGTTATAGTAGTCGCTGAACTCGCTGCTGATCGCGTGCGTGATTTCGTGTCGGTTACTAAGGTCAGGGGAGAACAGCTCTAATCTCATATTACCGTTACACCCGCACTTTCTTCCGCAAACGAAACACTCATTTCAACGTTTTCAAGCCCGCTGTCCGCAGTAGGCTTCCACGCATTATCGCCCGTATGAATTCTGTACAATGTACTTTCAAGCGTAAGTGCGCCCCGGCAGTCACCGTCCTTAGAGCTTGTGACCGTTGTTTTCCCGTGCGATGTCTTGATAACGACACGCTCATCTTCTACAAGCGTTTTTTCAAGCCGTAGCACTTCACCTGTCAGCATGTTTTCAATGCCTACGTTTGTTGCCGTCTCGCCGATGCAATTGATTTCCAGCATAAACGGCACATCAAACTGCCCAAAATTTTGCAAAACAATGTATTTCAGCACAATGACTTTGCCGAAATAATACGTTTTGCTGATATTCCATGAGAATTTAAAGCCTTTTTGCACGCCACGCAGCTGCATTGCCTTTCGTTCGCCGCTTTCCCAATACGGGTAGGGAGCAAGCAGGCCAAGCTGAAACGGCGCACCGCGTTTTGATGCGCCAATGGTAGGCGATGCCGTTACAATAACGTCTATGTGCCAGTCTCCGGCATATAACACCCCGGTCAGGTCAGGCCGTACAACGGTCATAAGCGCGTCTTTCAGCGCTTGTGCATTATCGCCGATAACTCTGCCATTGATAGTAATAGGCCGCGTCTGAATGGCCTTGGACTGCACCGTAGCGCCCACTTGACCGATTCCCTGCGCCGTGTTGGCAGTGACCGAAATTGTATCAATGCCATCCGGCTTGCTGATAAGATAACCATGCGCGTAGTCAAACACGATAGACTGCCCCAGCGAGTTGACGTACTTGAAAGTCTTGCTTAAAAAACTCATAACGCCCACCTCGCCCGCTGGAAATATGCCGCTGTGCTTGCTGCCAGTTCAACAGGTGTCTGCTTTGCCGCGTAAATATTTTGCGTCAGGGTAAAACCGTTGCTGCTGCCCTTACCGCGTCTGTAACTGTCCGCTTCATCGGCAGTCAGCACCATCTCGCCGCGATGCAGGTTGGCAACATAGTTGTTATACGGAACATAATCAAGGCCGCCTGCACGGCCACCGGTTGTGCCACTACTGTTGACATCCACATTAACAGAGCGGTTCCCGAACAGGCTGTCCCACAAACCATTGAACCAGCTGACAAGGCTGTCCCAAGCTGCCGAGACGCCGTCAATAATGCCATCAATGACCGCGTTGCCCATCTGCATTGCGCCTTCTACAATGTCCGGCAAATGCTCTATAAAGTAGGTCAGCAGGGTTTCCACGATAGATGCAGCGGCAATCATAATGTCCGGCAAGTGTTCCGAAACGCCCTCTACAAACGCAATAAGCATTTGTCCGGCAGTGTCAAGCATTTGCGGCAAGTTTTCATTTAGCTTTGAAACCAGCGTTAAGACGATTTGCAAGGCCGATTGTGCAACGGTCGGTAGCATCTGATAGATGCCGTTTCCAAGCACGGTTATAATCTGAATTGCCGAATCAATAAGCTGCGCCGCGTTTGCGCTGATTTCCGTAACAAGCGTCTGCACGATGTTCACGGCAGACTGCGCCAGCTGCGGCAGGACAGTTTCTATCAAGCCGGGCAACTCTGCCATGATGGGAGGGACAAGGCTCTCTATCAGCTTAGCAGCGCCGTTTAGGGCAACTTCTATGCGAGGGATGATGTTACTTGCCGCTGTAGTTGCGCTATCCACAAAGTTGCTGATAAGCTGCTCAAAATTGGCATTATCGTCCGCAACACCTGTGACAAGGTTTGCCCATGCGGCTTTTGCGGCGCTCAAGCTGCCAGAAATCGTGGTAGACGCTTCTTTTGCCGTTGTGCCTGTGATGTCGTACTCCGTCTGAATATCATGGATTGCAAGGATAATGTCCGAAAAGCTGTCAATGCTGTAATCTGTGTATTTACCCTGTGCCGCATTGAGCTTGTTTGCATCATCCAGCAAGCGCTCCATTTCTTCTTTAGTGCCGCCATAGCCCAATTTCAGGTTATCCAATAACTGGAATTGTCCCTTTGCAAAGCCATTGTATGCGTCTTGTACGCTATCGGCGGAGCTGCCGAATTTGTTCCAGTTGTCGGCCATGTCAGATACAGCCATATTAGACAATTCCGCTGCCTGTTCCGTATCTCCGCCCAGACTGGACACAAGCGCAGCTGCATAAGATGTTGCTGTCGTCATGTACTCATTGGCCGTCATGCCAGACGTTTTATAGGCATCGGCCGCATACTGCTGCACTTTGGCTGCGCTGTCTTTGTACAGCGTTTCCACGCCGCCTACAAGCTGCTCATAGTCCGCATAGCTGTTTATCGCAAGCGTTGTAAGCGCCGATACTGCCGCCGCGCCCGCTGTGGTAGCAGCAACGGATACTTTCGCAACGTTCGTAGCAACGTTAAAGATGCCTTTTCCAACTGTTGAAGCGGCTGAACCAACCTTTCCGAACAGTCCCGTTAATCCGCTTGCGCTGCTTTTCGCATTTTTCAAGCCTTTCTCGTATTCGCTGGAATCCAGCGAAATTTTTGCAAAAAGGTCAAATACGTCCACTTACTCGATCACCTCCTGCCGTTCTTTTGTTTTCAACCCATGCCGCGCCGCAAATTCCTTGAAATCTGCCTGCACCTGTTCCGGTGTCCGCGTATCCACCTTGGGCGGGTGGATAATGTCAATATATCTCGCTGGCCTGTCCTTTACGCCTGTCACCGCTACCACAAGGCTCCACGCACTGTCAGTTATGTATACCTTGTACAGCTGCTCTTCAAAATCAGCTTTTAAAGCGTAAGGTAGCGCCGACACAAGCGCCTTTGCGCTCAGTTTCGGCATTTTCAGCAGTACAGGGATTACTTGTTCTGCCCGCCACCGAGATACGATTTGAAAAAATCAACAAAGCCCTTATCGTTCAGCAGGTCGGCAGCTTGCTTGCAGGTGATAAGGAAATTCTGTTTGCCGATTTCTTCCACCGTCAGTCCGTTGAACGGTGCAAGGATTGCGTATACATCCTCGCGGTGCTTCTTCAACGCAATGTTCAGCAGCTTAACGATTTTCGCAAGGCCAAAACGCTGCATTGCAATACGAGTCGTTTCGCCCTTCGGCATCGCTTTCTGCATCTCTTTCACAAGCGCTTCATCATCGATCAGGTTTGTGATGGGCTGCGCGATTTGCAAAACGACTTCCAGCGCTTTATCAGTGCTAAGTTCAGAAAAAATTCGCATTAGGCTTCATCCTCTCCGGCCTTGATATACACCTCACACGGCACAGTGTCCTGCGCGGTAATGGAGTAGTGCGCCGTGTATTCAAAGCTCATCTGGCCTTTTCCCTTGTCGCCCGTCTTCAAGCTGAAACCACCGGTAGACAGCGTATTCAGCATGTGAATGGCGCAGAAACCGCCATTCGTAGTGCCGTGCTTGTCTGAATAGTCGCACAGCAGCCACAAATCGGTAAAATCGCTGTTTTTCAGGTCGTTGCGCGGCGTGATTTTGGAAACTTTGGAAGTGGTTGTTTCATCTGCTGCGCCAAGCATACTTTTTACATTGGCAGGGGATGCCGAAACATAAGTGCCACTGCACTTGACTTCCCAAGATTCAATCTGCTTCAGCTCTTTCATGTTCTTGGGGCAGTTGTCGATATCCTCGCCGAAGTCGGTAAAGCTGGGCACAGCCGTAAAGTTGATGCCTCCGGTCGTAGCGCCAAGCAGCGCACTTTCTTCCGGCGCAGTACCGGCAGCCGGGTCAAATGTAGTTGCAAGATAGCCCGCGTTCAAGACCAGTTCTTTAAACGCAGATTCAGGAATACGAGTAAATTTCATGCTTTCACCTCAATTTAGGCATAAAAATTCGGCGGTCACGTTGATGTACCGCCGTTTTAAGTTTTTGTCTGTGTCATCTGCCAGCGATTGGCAGAACGGGGAGCCGCGTTTTAACCAAATCAAGCCGCCATCTACCGGCAGCGTCACGCCGCCAATGCCCAGCGCTTCCGAAAGCTCAAGCGCCTTTGCATTGGGCGCCGCTTCGCTCGTGGTATGGAACCACATGTTGACCGTCAGCGATACCGCCCCGCCGTCCCATGCGTCAAACACAGCATCATAGGTCAGGTATGGGAGTACAGCGTCCTTAGGCACGGCGTTGCTAGGGTATGCGGTCATAAACCGTCCGAAAAACTGCTGTAATGCAGCGCCCTTTGTCATGTAGGCAATCCCTCCCGCAATCGTTCAGCCGTAAAACTTTTTAGACCGTTCAGCATTGGGGAAGCGCTTGCCGGGGCTTGCTTTTCTTCTGGGCGGCTTGTAACCCGGAAGTATGCCCCGGTCGTCACGTCCTTGTACACGCTGCCGTACTCGATGGGCACATCTTTCCGCACAATGCCGGTATACACGCTGGCCACGCCCTGCGCTTCGGCCTGCCGCGCTTCAAGGCTGCTGTCCAGTGCAACGTAATTCGCAAACTCTGCGCCCTCTCTCCACTCGGTAGCATAGCCGCCTTCTCCGTCAGGCTTTGTCAGCTTGTCCATGATGATGCAACTATGCGAAAAATCATCTAAAAGGCTCATAGCTTTCTCCATTTGTTCAGCCGAGAAGCAAACACGCTCTGCCAGCCCGTCACAGAGCCGCCAGAATTGCCGTTTGCGCTCGATTTGGTGTAACTGTACCCGGCAAAGCTCTCACTCTGGAATGGGCTGTTTGCGGCGTTCTCGTACTGCGTGCGCCACGCCTTAATTTCTTCTTCAAGGCGCAGAAATTCGGAAGGAACGGCCATGGCCCAGATAGCCCCGTCAAAGGTTTCATCCCTAAGTGCACAGTCGCCGTACTGGTAAACTCCGTCATTCAGAACGCTTCCCACAATGCGGAAATACTGTCCGGCACGCAAAAAAGGGAGCGCAATGCTCCCGCCCTTGATGCTGAACTCGCCCAGATGGACGCCATTCTGTGTGACAAACCAGTTCCGGCACTCCCTCATCAATTCTTCAAGCATTGCACTCCCTCCTTATTACTTTTTGAACTTTGCCAGCACAACTTTGGCTTCGTTGGTCAGAGCCGCAACGTAAAACTCGTCAGCGGTAATTTCGGTGGAACGGTTACGCGGCTTGCGCTCGGTCTCCACGTTGATATCGCGCTTGCGGTAAATGGTCAGAGCGGGCACATCGTCCTCGGTCTCGCTGTCCTCGTTCAACTTGACGATGGGGCAAGCGTAGTAGGCGGTAGCAGCAGCCTTGACCTTATCACCGACAACCAGCGCAGCAGCGCAATGGGGCTGGATGGTCGCCAGATGCTTTTTGGTGGTGGTTTCGGTGGTAGTATCAGCGACAATCTCAATGGTGCCGGTGCTGTTATCCTTCTCGTACTCGATAGAAGGAACCTTGCGAGATGCCACCACGCGGGTGTTGGCAATCTTGCCGATTTCGCCGGTGACAGCAACGCCAGCCTGATACTTGTCAGCGCTGATAAAATCAGCATCTTTGCGCAGGGTAGTCATCTGCTTGGGGTTGATAAACATCACCTTGTCGCTGTTGATCTCCTCGTTGAACACATCGATAGCGTCCACAACGTCGCTGTACTTGATAGCGGCAGCAGTGCCGTCATAAGTCAGCGTAGCACCCTGCAGGGCTTCCATGCAGTCGTTGTCGATTTTGGCAGCAATAGCCCGCGCCAGCTGCGCATTAGCTTCACCAACGGGGTTGCCATAGCCGGACAGCACAGCTTCATCGGTCAGGCCGACGCCCTTCATGGCCTTCTTGATTTTGTACTTCTTGTCCTTGGTGCTCATCTTGTCGATGTCAACATCAACGCCCTCTGCAACATCCTCTGCGTCACCAATGTAACCGTAAGACGGCACAGTAATGGTATCGCCGGGCACGCCCGCAAGGGTGTCATCCACCTTTGCAAAAGGTGCCACGCGGATTTTGTCAGGGATTTTAGCCGAAATCATATCGGCCATAACTTCGGGGTTAATCAGGTCTGCCAGTTTGGTCAGGATAGTATCTGCCATGTGTTAATCTCCTTTGTTGTTTGCAAGCTCGGCATACTGTTCCGGGCTTTCTTTATAGAGTTTCAGTCTGTCTGCATAGCCCATCTTTTTAAAGGCTTCTGCCGTGATGCAACCACTGCCGCCATTTCCTGCGGGCGGGTTTGGTGTGTTTGCGCCCTGCGTGCTGGTAGTAACGATGTAGTCGCTGTAAGATTCTTTTAGGCTGGTTTCCAGCTTGTCAGAATCCTTGATGGTGCCTTTATCGTCCAGTTCCAGCTTGTCCAGCAGGCCATCGCCTTTGCAAAGCCGGGCAACAGACTGCAAGCGTTTGTCGGCAATGCCGACTTTTTTCAGGGCGGTCTCCAATGCCTTTTCTTTGGCAGCGGTAGTCTTTTCGGCGGCCACGCTGGTTTTGTAATCCTCAAAAGCCTTGTGCTCGGATTCATACTTTTCCTTGTAACCGTCATCGCCCTTTCCTTTCAGGTCGTCCAGTTCCTTTTGAACGCCCGGCAGCTTTTCTGCATCGGCTTTATACCGCGTGACGTCGTCCTTCAGAGGGTCAACTACTCCAAGATGGAGCGCCACCAGCTGATTTTCAATTTCGTCAGTACAGCTTTCGCCAATGATTTTACGGATTTCAGCGCGTGTAAATTTTGCCATGGGGGTTCTCTCCTTTTCTTCGGTGGCGGTTCTTCGCCATTTGAGTTTTATTTATTCAAAACAGCAGTGCTTCGCTGTTTTTGCGTATAAAAATAGCACCTGCCGCAAGTGCGGTAGATGCTAATAAAAAGAGCCTAGAGGCTTATTTGCCTTTCAGCTCTGCTTCGATGATTCTTTTGTACTGTTCGCCGTGCTCGGCAACGGCAGGCTTGATAAAAGGCTTTGCCCGTTGGCCGTGCGTCAAATGCCAATCGCCTTTTGCATCTTGGTACACCCACGGCGTTTGTCTGCCACCCGGATAGTAAATACCAGTACCGCACTCAACGTATACGCCGTATTCGCTATTTGTGCCGACATATGCGGCTTTTTCGCCGTCGTTTACCATATGTGTAATGCTGTTGCGCAGATTGCCAGTGTCCACGGGGCATAGCTTTTTTGCGTACCCCTCGCCCACAAGCCCGCATTTTTCCAACGCCCGCTGGCAAGCGGATTCCAGAGCTTCCAATACCTCGTCACTGTGGTCTTCAAGTGTGATTTTCATTGCGCATCAATCCTCTTCAAGTGCTTTGTAAAACGCCTCATAGGATTCCTTTGCTTTTGGTGGCGCGTCACTTGTCAGTACATACTTTTTGACCGATGCGTCAAATCTGAACCATTCTTCATTTTCCATAAAATAGGGCATATCTTGGAACATATTACGCCTTTCCGAAATATTTTTTTATTATATTGGAAACCGCCAAAGAATATTCGCTCGGATTTGTGCCGACTTCCGCATCGGCAAAGCATTCCGCAACAAATTCATCCGCATTTGTCAGAGAGTAATCACTGATTTTAATGCTGTCGTATTTCTTTTTTGCTGTCGCAATTGCTTCTCTGTCTGCGTCAGTCACTTCACCTGTTCCAAAAATCATTTTTGTTTCAATCGGTTTACGGATTTTGTCATAGTTGTCTTTTGCTGCTTGCACTGTTTTACAGTATTCGTCCCAAATCGGTTCGATTTCTTTTCTCGCCTTTTTAACTGCCGTAAAATCAACAAGTGCGAAATTTTGCGCTTTTCCGGGTAGTTTTTCTCCGATATTTAACAAGCTGTGTCCATATTCGTGCGTAATAACATATTTTATTTCATCTCCCGACGCAAATTTAACACAATACCCTTTTTTCGAAAGGTCAAAAATATGTTTCCGACCAGAATCTGTTACTTTCAGCGGGTTTATTCTCATTTCCGCACTTCCCAGCCCCCATTGATGATTTACAACGGCAAAGGCGTGTGAAAGCAAACTGTCGGTTTTGTCCATTACGGTAAGCTTTGTAAGCGGAGAATAATATCGCTTTCCAAGGTCGTCAATTGCGTCTACAATGCCAGCAGAAACATTTTTGTCAAGTTTTGAAATTTTGACGGTATCAAGAAGTGTATTATTTTCAATGTCTTGTGATTTAACCTCAACGCCGTGACCGACAAAGCGTTTTCTGTAGTCGTCCCACGCACTCCAGATGGATTTTCTGCCTCGTAGATCAATGTTTTCCTGCGCTTTTTCTTCTTCTTTTTTCCACCCCGCCCACTCTGCATAGGTCATATCTCTCACAAGAACAGATTTTCCCGTTTCAGAGTCTATGGCGCGTCTGCCGCCGCTGCTTGTGTCTTCGCCGTCAACCTCTGCAATCTGCGTGCAGCGGCAGTTATACACAAGATAGCCCGGTGCGGAAGTGTCTCCGGGGTACATTATGTCGTACCCGTCTACCTTAAACGGCTTGTCTACATCGACCGTCTGCCCATCAAGCATTGCGTGTGCGTGGCGTGTGCGGTTGTCCAGCGTTGCCAGCCAGCGTTTTTTGAGCTTGATACCCATATCCTGCGCGGCGCGGTAAGTATCTAGCCGCCCCGCGTTTTGCGCTGCTGTGACCGCCGTTCTGGCTGTTCGGATAGCGCTTGCGCGGCTCATGTCCTGCATACGGCTTTGCAGGTCGTTTGCCATTCTTGGAATGCTTTTGCCTTGCAGAATGGAGCTTGTGACGCTAGCTGTGATTTGCTGCTTTCCGTACTTCAAATCAATGCCGCGCTGCAATGCACGCTTTGGCGGGTAATATGGCATCAAGTCAGGCTGTTCAGCGATTAAGCGTTTCACTGTCTGCTCATCCCACAGCGTAAAATCTGCTTTGTCGGAAACCTGCTCAATTTTGTAAGCAGAGTAATTGCGGTTCAAGCTGTAAATGCCCGGTGTGGCGTCATTGATGTATGCCACAGCCGTTGCATTGGCATCAGTGTATCTTTCTGCCACCTTGTCCCGCAACGCCTCATAGCGCTTGCCTCGGCCCATCTGAGCAAGCCGCCATTGCTTGTACTGCTGTTCGGTGATTTTGCCTGCATCGAGTTTTTCTTTCATGGCTGCATCACGCTTTTCGAACTGCTCAAAATAGGCTTTCACCGTGTCGGTCAATTCGTCAGCAGCTTCTTTGTACAGCTTTGCGATGCGCTGTTCCAGCTTGGTAAGCTCGGCATCTGTCATTTTGTGAGCATAATCAGGTTTCGCCATTGGCGTTTATTCCCTCTCCCGGCTGGTTCTGTGGCTCGTTAGGCGGCTGGTTAGTAATTGTACGGTCTAACTCCTCTGCCGCCTTTCGCCTCATCAAATCTTCGTACTGGTCTGCGTCGCCGAGAATGGTCAATAGCTTGCGCGTGATGTACTCGTCGTCGTAATATTCCGCTCCGAGCAAGACCGTCTGCGCCTCTTCCTGCTTGTTGATAATCTGGTTGCGCGTGTATGTCGGATCGTCATCAAGCCCAGCAACAGCCAAAATGCCCTTGATGCAGCGCGTTACGCAGCTTTCAAACTTGTCCGTTTTCAGGTCGAGTGGCACATAACTGGCCTTGATGGCCGTTGCTGTCTGGTTTCCAGCGCTTACGGCAGATGCGTCAAACGCTTGAAAATCCGTGTACAGCTTTTTGGTCAGCATATCAATGGTCGCCTGCGTGCCTTGGAATGGCGCTTCGATGCTCTGTGGCGTGGCTTTTGCACCCTCGTCACCATCTGCATGGGCAACGTGGGTAGTTTTAAGACGCTCCACAAACTTTGCATCGTCCACCTCATCCATGCCGCCGCAGTTTGTCAACACCCAATAGATTAGGTTGCCCTCATCCACATTGTTGACCATATTGCTGCTGGCAAGGTCGAGCGCGTCAACGGTGTTTTTTCTGCCGCAAAGTTCGCTGCGTGCCTGTTCACCGTTTTTCAGCGGGATAATGGGAAATCCGGGATAATTCTCTCCGTCATAAATTTCTGTGCCGTCAATCTCCGAGTACCTAACTTTCAACTTATACGGCAGTTTCCCGTTTAAACTGCGCACTTCACCGTTTCGCGGCTTGATGTAGTCAGTGTACCCGTCCATCTCGTACAGAGTCGCCCGCAGCGGTTTGTCCGGGTCAATCTGCCAAAACCGGATTCCGGCTTTTAGTGCGCCGTCCTCTTCATCGTATAGCGGCACAAACTGCTCCGGCGCGAACACCTGAATATGGTCAAGATTCCAGAATACGAAAGACTGCCCACCAATCAACGCACGGCGGGCAGCATCCATAATATCTTCATCAAACGTGGCGCCAAGCGCCTTTTTTGTGGCATCCTTGTTAAACGCAACGCCGTTGCCCAGCAAGTAAGAAACTTCCTGATCTACAACAAATCCAAAAAACTTGCTGGCAATCTTGTGGTTTGCTGTGTACATATCGGGATGTGCTTTCCCTTCAAGGTCGTACACCATTTTTTCATAGCGGTTGATTGTTGGATTTTCGCCCCAATAGTACAGCTTTGCGTCCAGAATGTCCCGCGTCTTTTTCTGACCTTTAAAATCGTTGATTGTGTCAAACACAAACCCCATGCGGGAACGTTCATCTTCACCGACCGCCACAAAGTCTTGATACGTTCTGATTTTCCCTCACCGCCTATCTGTAAATGCTTTGATACTTCATTGCCGTGCTATCTCCGGCTTTGTTCGCTGTGCTTTCCATCGCATAGCGCACAGCGTCGATGTGATGGTTGTTCAAATCCGGGTAGCCTTCCAGCACTTCCCCCGTCTTGCTGTCTCGCTCGTACTCGTACTCGCTGAATTCCTTTGCTGTGTCCGGGCATCGTTCTGGATCAATGACAATCGCTTCCAGCATTTGCAGCCACTTTGTGCCATAGCGAACCGATTTCGGTCCTTTTCGGGCAGGGAATGTTTTCACGCCGTACTTGTTATAGTCCGCAATGGATTTTGGCTCGGCGCTATCTGCGCATACTTTATCCTCACGAGTCAGCCCTCTATCCAAAAGCAGCTGCGCCGTGTCTCTGTTGCTGGTTCTGCGCCGCGTTAGCTCGTCAAAGATGTATAGCGTGCGCCGCGCTGCATCAAAGTGCATCGCATTGTATGCCCATGGGTCTGGATACCAGCCCCAGTCCACGCCGCGCTTGATGCGGTCAAAGTTCTTTATCTGTTCATCTGTGATTGGTTCAATCCGCAGATTCTCAAACACCGCCGTTCCACTGCCAACAACCTCGCCCAAATACTCGTGCCGATACGCTGTTTCGTTGCTCTTTTCCAAATATTCGGCGTCGGCCAGAAACCGCTCTCCGAGCCATTCTGCGGGCGTTGTTTTGTAGGTGGAATGATGTATCAGCTTTCCGTTGCGGGCTTTCAGCGCGTACCCGTTTGCCCAGTTCCGTGCCATTGCTGGCGGGTTGAAGCTCTTAAACGTGATGAACCAGTCACCGCCACGCAGGCAGGACTGCTCCACGTTTCGTATTTGCTCTTCCCCGTCAAACTGGTCAAGTTCTTCAAACCAGCAGATGCCGATATAACCAAACGGCACTTTGATTGACTTTACCTTGCCGGGGTCATCAACGCCGAAAAAAAGCACCTTTTGCCCAGTTGGCAAATAGGTGCATTCCATAGGGCTGACGGTGCAGCGAAAATGGTCGTGCAAGCCAAGCTCATTGATTGCCCAGGCGATTTGTGCATAAACGCTTGTGCGCAGTGTGTTTCCGACTTTGCGGAAAACTGCCGCGTGGCATTGCGGATGCTTGATAAGCTGCAAAATAAGCTCTATGCTTATATAGCTGGATTTTGTACTGCCGCGCCCACCCTTTGCGACAAGCTCTTTTACATTGCCCGCCTTGATTTCGCGGTGGACTTCGGCGAAACAAGGGGAAACAATCCCGGATAGCTTACAAGTCATCTATAATTTGCACCTCGCTATCCTGCTGCTGTTCCGGCTTATCCTTCCATCCAAAATTTGCCCGCAAACTGAACTGTGCACCGCCTGAGCCGTCTTTGTCGTATAATCTTTCTTCGGCGTACTGTTCGCAGCGGGTCTTTGCGCGCGTAATCGTGTCAACGAACTCTGGTTTGTTTTGGTAATTCAAAAGCGCCTGCCTTGATGTGAACCCAAGTGCAAGCGCCAATCCTGTCACAGTAGGCGGCTTTTTATCGTCATAGATAATATAGCCGTTTTTATTTCGCATCGGTTTCCCGTTATCGTATAAAAGCGGCTTTCCTTTGCAGGCTTCAAAGTAGGCATCAATCTTTTCTTGCATTGCCTTTACGCTTCTGTATTTAGGTGGTGCGCCTACCGGATTTTTTCTTGATGCCACTTTATCACCTCGCTTTACAGCACAAAAAGCCCACACAATTTGTGTAGGCTTATATCCCCCTAAACCCCTTTGCGCCGGAGGAAAGCGCGTTCCCGCCCTACCGGTATATGCTGTGCCGGTCTCACCCGTTGTAAGTAGCAAATCCGCAACGCTTTTGTACAGTCAGAATTTAACGTGCCTGCCGTCCACACGCTTTTTGATTTCCTGCATTTGTACCCCGCCCGGGCTTGCGCATCCGGCAGCATTTATACCCGCGCGCCGATTCGCGGTTGAAGTTTGGTTTCGCACTTCACTGTGCGGGCAAAAGTTTTCAGGCTCTCACAGTCACGTTGCGTCTTGCCATCGTGCCGCGCTCCTGATCGGCTGTGCCGCTTTGCTTACAGCGTTTAGGTTAGCTATCGCGTTTTGCCTGCGCCGGGCTTTCACCGGTGGGAGCGACCCAGTCATCTGGCACAGGTGGAAGGTCTTGACCCCTCATCTTGCGGTTTTGGAGACCGCAGTTCTGCATTGAACTACACCCGCATAAGCCCCCGCAGGTTGCGCACTGTTAGTAGGCGTGCGGGGGGGTGCCTATCTGGCTACCCCGGCAAGCGTACCTGACGGGTAACCCCGGTCAAGCGTACCTGCCTGGTATATAGCCAGAGTCATCGGCGTTGGTACTGCACATAGGTCTTGCACCTTTGCCACGCCGTAGCTTGCGGAACGCAGCGCCCTTACCGTATTTACTGGTCAGTCCCAGTTTGCGGCTGGCTATGCAGCATATAAAATGCCGGTCTTTCCCGGCTGCCAGCTATGAAAACAGGAGAAATGAAAATGGTAAAGAAAAGAGGTTTTAGCTATGCCGTAGGCTGTCCCGTTCCTACATCATCCAGCATATCTATAATAACAGATTAAAAGTGAACTGGAGTGCACAGATTTTCAATTGCAGCGCGGTGTAATTTTTTTGCCCATCGCTCGGAAATATTTAGATTTATAGCAATTTTCCACCAATACGGTGTGCCGACAATATACCGCTCCCGCAAAATGTCCCGCTGCATTTGGTCTTGCACAGAGTTTATTGCGGTTTCAATTTCTTCCCTTTGCATCTCGGTGTCAATAATCTGCTTGTATAGAGCTTCCTGACGCTCCATGATTCTGCACACGGCATCCTCGATTTTGTTTTTCCCTCCAGCAGATACCACAACCGGGGATAGAGCTTTCGTGGTCGCTGTTGCCCGTTCACGTTCGCTCTGTATCTGCTGGCGCAGCTGCCGTTCATGATTCCTGCTGCGTTGGTATCTCCATAGCCACATTTTCTTTTGGTTGAATTCTTCGCTGGTCATTGTTTCTCCTCTCTTCCATTTTCATGCAGCGCGGCAGCGTACAAATATCGCCATTCTTCCACTCGCATGTAGCGCAAAGATGTTTGCGGACGTATTCATCAACTAGTTGCTGTTTTGTCATGGGGTCACCTCTGGTGGTAGAAGTCATTTTAGAAGCCTCTTTATGATTCTATAACATGCAATGCCGATACGGGTTGCGACCAGCAGCGGCCAGAAAATAAGGGCAATAACGTTGTCTGCGCCGTCTACGGTGTCCATTCTGTCTGTGTGGTTGATGTACAGGACGGCGAGCAGGCCGCACAGGTCGTAAACACAGACGGCGGCGATAACAAGGATAATTGTCATGGCTTCACCTCCGGGGGGGTTGTAGAGCGGCAGTTCTGTCCATGCGAGGACTTTTGCGTTAGTTCCGTGCGTAGGCTCACCGCCCCATCGACCATTGAAAAAATTTCCACGATCCATTGTGCGGTACATGCGGTTGTAGTTGCCATAGCGGAAGTATTCGTAGAAACACAGGTATTCGCCGTTTTCTTTAGGCGGGTCATTTTGTGCATCGTGCCAAACGGTTGCTTTAGACTCCTTGATAGCGTCCAGCTTTTCTAACGCATCCCGGATTACCTTGACGGCGCTCTGGTAACAGTCGTATTCGTGGCAGTGGCTCTTATCAAACACCCATCTGCAATCGCGGCAAAAGCCGTATTTTATGGCGATGTTGAAGGCTCGTTCGTAGGCTTTGTTAGTCATCGTGTGTCTCCTTTGGCGGTTCAGGGAGCGGCATCCAGTGGGTGATATTTAAAAAAATCAGGTAAATATTCTTCACTAAACCATTCGCCCAAATCATGGCTCATCCAAGCCTTGTAAATATTACGACAGACGGAATCGAAAACAAATACGGCTACATGATCTTCTGGCGGGCTGTCTTTAACGCTTATCCAATGCGCCGTAGGCCGCAGGGATTCGGGGTCGATGGTCGGCATAATGTCAATGTCACCAGTTCCAACCGCGTCAAACTCGCCACATTCCGGCGTGTCGGGAAAACACACCTTCACGGCGCGTTTCTTTAATTCATCTGCGTCAATCAGCCTCATTGGTATGCCTCTCTTTCCATTTTTAACGCCTTTTCGCGCAATTCTCCAAAGCCGTATTCGTCATAGCTATCCATGTGCGCAACTATTGTGTCGCAAGTCTTGCACAAATAATAAGACATGACAATTCCGCCATCTGCGTATGCAACCGATGCCATTCTTGCAGGTGATAAAATGTTTCTACCACAGCCAAAACAGATGTGCGGTTTTCTGGTCGTGACATATTTATATCTTAAAATGGTAGTCATTCTGATACCCTTCTAGTTGCTCGTTCTAAGGTTTTTCAGCATATCATCTGTTAAGTACAAAGCCTTTCCGGAATATCTGTCATAATATGTGCCGTCCTCGTAGATTCTGCGCTCGTAGTAGTATTCTATATAACTATGGTCTTTTTCTGATTTTCGCATCGTTACTAAATCCATATAGTCTTCTTTATCGAGGATGTTGTCTCCGTCCTGAACGCCGTAGCATATATAATCTTGGTGGCCATGTACACCACCATAGTTGTTTGTAAGCATTTCAGTAGTAACATAGGCATATACGATTTCTTGATGGACAGAGACCGTCTTTGTTTCTACGACAGGGTTTTCTTTGAATGGGAACATCAGGATAATCAGAACGAGCAGAGCGGTTATGCCAAATAATGCAAATAGCGTTTTCTTCATTCTGCTACCGCCTCTACAAATGCCATGCTCTGGCGCAGATTCAGGGCTGCTGGATTGAGAACACAAGCCGGGACGACGGAATTACAGTAGCACGTACTGCTGCTGTTAAAATTCCCCGCAGTATTCACGACGCGAACGCTGCGAGCGCAACCAGCATCGGAATCCTTATCTCCGCACCACCACGGCGTAGCAGTCCAAATCCAGTCATCGTAGTGTGGAATTAACTCACGGTATTTGCGGTACTCGTCGCAGGTTAGAAGGAAAACGGTGTCTTTCACTGTTCCATAAGCCCTATCGCCGTTGTCGGCAACAAGGTCAACGGTATGTGGCAGCAGACTCTTTTCCTCAAAAACAGCGTTCGTCATATCAGATAGAACCCCGCGCACATTACTGGTGCGGTAGTTATTCCAGTTGCCATTCCCGTCTGCAAAATTATCACTTTGGCAAAATTTTACATTTTCCGCCCACGGTTTTGCCGTAACGGCCAACACGCCGCCGTCAGGGTGGTTCGGGTCAAGGCAGACCCACTCAAAATTCTTGAACATAAAGTGTTCGCCGGGTTGCAGGGTTGTGATATTAGTCATTGTTCGGCACCTCCGTGAGCCAGTATTCGCGGCGGCAGTCCCCACAGTTTTTTCCACCTGCGCATACAATTCTTTTGCCGTCAATGTTGCAAGGGGGAATACACAAAATTCCATCACCTTCATTTATC